CTTCGGACAAATAAGAAACCGAAACTAAATCTTTCCTATTTACACTGCCAGGGAACCTCTTAGAGGGATAAAAGTATACCTCTCTGACAAAATCAATCGAAGATTTCAGCATGTCGTATTCATGAGTCATCCCGGATTTTACATCTACCCAGTCTAACACTTTAAATTTATCTTTCGGGCCACGAGGTTCGGGCAGGCCCGTAACGTTTTCATCGTCAAATATCCTCAAATTATTAAATTTAATTCTTATCAAACCAAAATTCTGAGTTGTGATCTTAATATTGTTATCTTCGACTCTGATGGTGGCAACTTTTTTGTCCAAAGGGCTGAGACCTGCTAGTGAATTTAAAAAAGTTAGCTTTTTATAAACTTCCGGCTTAGATACTCCGACCAACCTATTATCTTTAAAACCAAGGAGTTCTTTGGGCTCATTTTTAATTGATAGTCTTTCCAAACTCAGATTAGGTGAAAGAAATTCAAAAAAATTGGGACGTCTGGATGAATTTGGTATGATTCGAGCCGAATTTAAGTGAGCATACACAGTCGCTGGCAAGTTGTTGCCGATCACCACTTCGTCCCATTCATACACAAAGTCATTCATAGCAACCCGGCACATCAGGATCAGCATACCCCTCTGACTCTATCGCTCTCATTTCACTCTCAATTTTTCTGGATATCCTAAGCACCTTCCGGGCATATCTGTGGCCCTTGTTAGGGGCGCTGGTGCGCTTGCATCTTCCGGGGCCGGCATTGTAAGCACAAAGGCTTCTTTTATAGTTACGACGATATCTTTTAAGGTGGTAGCCCAATATCTGTACGCCCTTGCTGATACTTGTTTTTGGCTTGAACAAGTCCCTGCACGTAAGCCGTTTTCCGAATCTGTTGCGGTATCCAGACGTGTACTTGGGTAACACCTGCGTTAGGCCGCAAGCTCCGTCGCGTGACACGGCACGTTCGACCCACCGGCTTTCAACATAAATCAATGAGACGACGACCGTCGGTTCGACATCGTATTTTTCCGCGACCTCCACAATATGATCCATATTTTCGCATGCCATATCGGCATTAGGGAACGCTAGCGCCACGTAGGCGGCGCATAATAATTCTGCAATTGTCATTTTTACCTCTTATTTTTTTAAAAATATTTCGCCTTGCCTAGAACGGCCCATGGCTTCAAACTGGTTCTTTGGTGGTGCCACGGCCTTCCACTCTGTGAAGGCGAATTTAATTCTTCTATCTTTGCCTTTGACCAATCTAGACCAAACCTCAAGGGCGTCGTCTTCCTCAGTCTCTGTGTATGGCCCATATAGAAGCTTGCCATCTCTGTCATATACCGCAGCAAATGGAGAGCCTGGATCATCAGGACTCAAGTGGTGTGCCAGGCCCCAACCAAAAAGGAATGCATCCTGATTGTACATCTCTGATATTGTTTTGCAGAGATCAAACAGTACGACTGCGTTCTCATCTGTGTTTTCCATTTTGGAGGATGAATTAGGGATCATTAGACTGCGTTCTGTTACGTGCACCTTGCCATCGGGCTGTTTTTCTTCCCAACCACCTTCGGTTTTAACGAACCCGTAGCCGGCACCTCTGATTAGTTTCATTAGCTCAATGAAGTTCTTGTCGTTTTCTTCTTTGTCTACGTCACCACGATCTGATGTGATAGAAGCAAAACCCGTTGTACCAAAATGGGTGCCAAGCCATCTCTTCAGCCTAATCTCAACGATTAGCTCTTTTTTGACGATATCCTTTATCTCTTTTAATGTTACCTTTTTCTTCATCTATTTGATATTACTCCATAAATATAGTTTTCTAACACTATAGTATATAGGTTGTCCCCGACGCTAATATCTTGTACCATTGAAGTTTCTACGACTACACGATCCCCTTTGCTCAAGTCCACGGTACACGAGGGCGAAGCCTCTTTAACCAGTGCGCAAACATACGGATCTTTTTGTTTGCCGTAACCCTCAGGCAGCAGCACTGCGCTTTCGGGTTCTTCTTCTTGATTTTGCTCAATTTCAATTAAAACATGTCTATTTCTTGGATAAAAATTCATTATATACCTCTTTTTAAATTAACCGCATTTAGCGTATCCACAATAAGAACAGGTGACGCAGCCGTCTTGATAAACTAAAGCATTCTCTGTGCTGCACTGTGGGCAGGCCTTATCTGAGTATGCCTTTTCACCGTTCTGGATGTAATTTTTGAGAATTCTTGCTACGCATCTCGAAAAACTGAACATGTCACTGTCCTTATCTTTTTGTAATTGTTCGACCAAAAAACTTGGCTTTGCGCCATGGCGGAGAGAAAGCGAAATCATGCGAGTGAAGGCCGAGTTATTGGGATTATCGAAGAGTTTTACCACATCCCTAACAACCATTTCATCTCCATTTTTACCTACCCTCAGATCATAACGGTTATCTTTCGTTTTGAACCTAATTTTGGTCAACTCACCCTTTGTCAGACTTTTTGGAATCTCAATCAAGTTTGAAAGACCTCCCATAACCTCATATGGTCGGCCTTCCAACAACCCAACAAGGACTGTCCATTTTTCCCCCTTAATAGTGGTGTGGTGAATATCACATTCAACAATTTCTGGTCTTGGGAAAGCTTGTGAAGATGAAAACTCCTTTGTGCTCTCGTCATTTGTCACGAGGACTCCTGAACGTGAGCCATCGACGTATACCGTAATACCTTTTAGGCCCATCTCCCATCCCAAAAAGTATAATTCAGCAACCGTAGCGGGGTCTGTGCCTTTTGGCAAATTAATTGTAGAGCTAATCGAATGATCCACGCTTTTTTGAATTGCCGCCTGGATATGCACCCTTTTCTTCCAGTCGATCTGGTCGCTGGTCACAAAGAAGTCGGGTAGAGAGTCTGGCGATTCTGTCCTCGTTGAACCAACGGTTTCTAGCCACTCTCTAACATTGTGGTGAAACACCTTGTACTCCAACCAACGATCTCCCAACTCGTCGACGAAATCAGCTTCAATGTTTGCCTCGTCGTGTGAAAGTTTTCTCCTTCTGGTATAACTGTTTCTAAAAACGGGCTCCAGACCAGAGGATGACTGAGATAAAATAGATACACTGCCAGTGGGGGCATTTGTCAAAATGGAAATGTTACGTCTTCCAAATCTCGAAATTTTGTCCCGCAAAATTTTTGGCAATCTTGAAATATAAGAATTCGATTTCTCTGTGTCCCAGTCAAAAACGGGGAAGGCTCCTCTCTCTTGGGCTAGTTCAACACTCTCTCCATAAGAAGCGACCTTTAGAGTTTCATAAATCTTTTCAATCTCTTTCAAAGCCTCTGGGCTGTCGTATCTTAAGTTTAAGCTCGCAATTGCATCTGCTAGGCCATGGGTACCCAGACCAGTTCTCCGGCCGTTCTTGCAGGCTTCTAGAAGCTTAGACCACATGTGTTTCTCGTCCTTTGCGTCACAAACCCCAATAATCTTCTCTAGTTTCTCAATCTCCAATTCAACCAAGTCGTCCGACAGTCTCATCCCAGCTGATATCACTTCGGCAAACTTATCATAATCAAACTTTGCTTCACCTGTGAACTTGTTGACAACAAGATTCTTGAGGTTAATTGAAATTAGCCTACAAGAGTCGTATGCTGACAATGGGATCTCACCGCAGGGGTTAGTTGTCAGTGTTTTAAATCCTTTGTCTGAATACTCGTTGGCTGGCAGGTTTTTTAAGATATTATCCCACATCATCAAGCCAGGTTCTGCAGTCTTCGTGGCCGACTCTACAATCTGGTTCCAAAGTTCGTTTGCATCAATCTCTTTCTCGTGTTTGGGATCCTCAGATTCAACTGGGTATCTGAGAGTGAATTTTTCTTTGTTTTTGACAGCCTCCATGAATTCATCGCTAATTTTGACCGATACGTTTGCTCCCGTAACTTTCGTCAAGTCGTGCTTCATCGTCACGAAGCTTTCGATGTCTGGGTGTCTCACATCCATGGTGACCATTAGGGCTCCGCGCCGGCCGTTCTGACCAATCATCCTACACACGTACGAATAGAAATCAGCAAACGACCAGGCCCCGGTAGTGGTGCCAGCAGAGTTATTAACTGGAGTGCCATCTGGCCGGAGACAAGAAATGTCTAAGCCGACGCCGCAGCGCCGTTTAAACAAGTTAGCTAGCTCTTTGCCAGAATCCATAATGGAAGACACATTGTCTTCCGGAGATTCGACAACGACGCAGTTCGACAATGACACATTAACGTGATCATTGCCGATCCCCATCATTGGAGAGCCTTGCGGGACAATATATTTAAAGTCCTTCAAAAAGTCGTAAATCTTTTTCTCCGACAGGCTTCTGTCCCCTCCGAAGGTTTTTTCGATGCGAGCGAACTCTTTGGCTAGTCTCTTGTGCATCTGGTCTGGTGTTTTTTCAACCAGCTCTCCAGACTTGTTTTTTAGAGCATACTTAGTAACCCATACATTGGCAGCGAGTTCGTCTCCATTAAAATATTCTAGTGCTGCCTGCTCAACTTCTTCTTTTGCGTATTTTGTAGTCATAGTTCCCCTTTGTTTTTAAAATTCTTATATTTTTCTGCTAAAAGTTTTTTCTGATCTTTCGCGGTGTTCACAATCACTCTCTCCTCTTCTGTTTCTTCTAACACTTCTATGAAAACATTGGAAGTGTCCATTTTTATTGGGTAATCGATACCATCTGGGCCATTACGATTCTTGGCCACAAAGATTCGGCCGCCATTTTGAGCTTTGTTTTCCACAGTCCTAGAGATAGAAAAAATAAAGTCTGCGACAAAGCATTTATTGAAGGCTTCAGATATTGATTCCATAGTAATTACCTCTGCGTTTAGCCCAGACCGATTTGTCTGCGAGGCTGTCCAAATTGGGCATTCAAATTCCTGTGCGATGCCGCGAAGATCTTCGTAAATAGTCTCTAGTTCGTGTCTTTTTTCCTTTCTAGTTATCGCCGGGCGCAACAAATCTGCGTAGTCTACGATTATCATATCGACTTTGATATCTCGCTGTCTCAATCTTTCCAAATGATTCTTGATAGTTAACGGTGTTGCGCTCTTTGTGGGATACTCTTTGATAATTAACCCACCTTCCAAATCTTTTATTTTTTCATAGATATTATCTTTAAAAGAATGCAGGTCCTGTAGCGGCACCCGAGTTATACAACTATCATATCTATTAGCAATCACATGAGACCCCAACTCTAATGTATAGTGTATCACGTTTTTATTAAGTTTTATAGCCTCTGAACCTAAATGTACTAAGGCCATCGATTTTCCGGCGCCGGTTGGAGCAATGACAACGCCAAGTTCTCCTTTTCCCAAACCACCGGATGCGATGCCATCAACAATCGGCCACCCTGTACTCACTGGTAGGCGCGGCTTTTGAACCCACCTATCTTCAAAGTCTTTTAGATAGTCATAACCAAAATCGTTATCAGTCCCAAGTTTTAAGGCTTCGTTTATTATAGTGGCAATCTCATCAAAGGATGTGGTTTGCAGAAGCTTTGCGCTTTGGATCATAGCTTCTTTAAGTTTCTGCTTTTTGCAGAAGTCCAAAGCTGTTTTTTTAATAAACTCTTTCTCCTGGGGTGGGATTTCCGTTTTGTATATTCTGGCGAAAAAGTCTCTAGTCTGAACCTGTATCGCTGGATTTTCGTCCTCTAGGCCTGCTCTTAAAAGGGTCGCTAAGGATTTGTATGTTGGGTGTGCGTCATACTCTTCTTTAAAGTCAATAACCTTGCTTGCAAACACTCTAATAAACTTTATCTCGAAAAATTCGAGATTGAAGACCTCCAAGATCTGATCACAAAAGGACCGGTCCTCGATCATGAGTTGGCACAACTTTTCTTGAAAATCTTTTCCGAATTTCGAAAAACTTTCATTAACGCCTAGTGACAAAGGGCCCTCCTAGTGTCCGCATCGGACACACTCCTTTTCAAAAGAAACCCACCGACAAGAATAGTCGTCAACCAGACAATATGTATCGAGATGATGAGGGCAATGCGCGCTCAAGGGTGTGTTTTGGTAAAACGTACAGCAAGCACCTTCGCAATACTGCAATGAGCTTGCTGGTAAAGGTAGGTCGCATGTATAATCATAAAGTCTGTTATGATAACGTACAGGGCGAACCAGACACCCCTGTAACAACATCATTAAAATTACTATTGATAAAATTTTGTTTTTCATTTCTTGCTTTGTTTTTGTTAATTTGGTACGCCCGACTGGACTTGAACCAGTGACTTCCACCTTATAAGAGTGGCGTTCTAACCTACTGAACTACGGGCGTGTCACCTAGTTGATCAATTATTGCATTTGTAATCGCGATCCTGGCTGCTTCTGAAGAAAGTGTCGTAAAATTACGATCAAAATCTTCTAGGATAGACATTATCACTTTTCTTGCTTTATCTGTATCTTCTATCATGCTAACAACTATACAACATTTTAAAGCATTTGTCAACAGTTTTCGAAAACTATATTTTTCATTGCCGCGAATAGGCTGCTCCAATCAAAAACACCAAAAGTATCTTCATTCATCATTTTAATAATTTCAGTTTTGTTGAAACTGCAATCGAGATTAAAGATAGAATTCTTGATATGTTGTTTTGACTGCGGGGAAATACTTGGAGAGTACAACTGCATAATTTTATAGTTTTCTTTAATGAGGTCCTTGTTCTCTACTATGTTCTTATAGATCTTCAACTCATCCTCAATCTCTTTGCAGTGATCGATCACAAAAGGGATCTCGCATGGTTCTTGTTCTGAGAAGAACGGAAGTCTTTTGGCTATAGACTTTAAGCCCACTCCAGGGACACCGGGAAGATTGTCGCTCTTGTCTCCGGCTATAGCCCTAGCTAAGGCAAAATTAGTTGGGTGGATACCAAATTTTTCAACGATCCTGTTCTTGTTGACGACCTCTTTTTGAATAGGTCTTAAAATAACAGTTGAATCATCGCAAAGTTGATAGAAATCTTTGTCACTGCTGACAATTATTTTTTGACTGTCCTTCAACAGCGGCAGTTGTGTCACATAAGCAATCACATCATCTGCTTCGACTTCAGGTATCATCAGTTGAGTTATAGGCATCATGTTGAGGTATTCCATCAACCTTGTCTGTTGCCATAGCTTGTTTTCTAACTCTTCGTTCTCACTTAACAAACCTTGGATACTCCTGTTGAGTCTTAGTGGTTTCCGGCCGGCTTTGTAGTTTTTATTGGTTGATTTTCGGCGCCTCGAACCGCCAGGGCCATCCCACACAACTACAACTCTGTCTGATTTTGTCTCTCTTAGTAATTTCTGTAGTATTTTCAGGAAACCTTTGACACCGCCTATTGGTTGGCCGTTAGCTGATAGACTAGGATCAACTATATAAGAGCGGAAATACATGTTAAGGGCATCAACCACCAATATTCTATTTTTTGCCATTTTTTACCTCTTTCTCCCATTTGTTCTCGTTGATGCCATGGATACAATACTCCAGCAGCGCCTTATACGAATCTTCCGTTTCAATTTTTGCTAAAGGAGGGCTCCAACATGTGGGCATTTTATTACCGTCAACAACCAGGGTTTCCTTATGTCCCTTTTTACCTCTTGTTTTAATCAGGGACAAGTCTAATTCTTTATCCGGGAATTGTTTTTTAAGATCCTCCAAAAACCGCTTCTCGTTGGTGGCTTTTGAAGTCTTCGGGGTTTTTTTACTCACAGGTCAACCCTCGATATCGTAATATTCGTTTGCGTCGCCTTCGCGTTTATCAAACTTAAGGATAACTTCTTCATCCATAATCTGCAAGATCCTTGCTCGGAATTTTTCGTCTTGGATCTTCTCCTTCCATTTGGAAGGTTGAAACTTCACCGACTCTCCATCCCCCATGTCCAGGGTATACCAAGCCCCAGATGATTTCATGCGGTTTGAACCTTTGACTGCTTCAAACCAACTCTCCTCATCCTGAATCCCGATGTCGTCTCCCCAGAGAATCTTAAATGTGCATTGCCTGCCTTGAGTTCCAAAACGACTCTTCTTTAGTGTCGCTTTAACCTCTGAGCCAACACGGAAACCACGGTCGTCCGTGATATAGGATGCCTTCGATTTTCTCCCGGTGAGCCATACTCTAAGAGAATAAGCGTAAATCATTGCTTTTCCTCCAGGCGTCATGTAAGGTTCCACCATTGCTTCGGACGGGCTTCTCGTAATATTTGTCTTGAGTTGGTTTAAGACCAAAAATGTTGATTGACTGTTAGCGATTGGTACTGTTAGTTTACTCATGCCCTTAGCCAAGATTCTAGCTTTGACTGCCATGGAAGACAGTGGGTTAAAGTCCCCTTCAATGTCGCTCACGGCAGGCGTTAGAGCCAAAGAATCCCAAATGAACAACATCTGAGTTTCGTTGTTACCCAAGAGATCTTCGATTGTCTCCAATACAAATTCTACCGATTGTGCCTGCACATATAACAACGTACTCAGATCACACCCCGCCTTTTCTAAAAAGCCCGGGTCAATTGCTGATTCCGAATCAAAATATACAACATCAATGCCCATCTTCTGAGCGTTGGCTGCAATTTGCGCGGCCATATAACTTTTCCCTGAGGCCTCAAGGCCTGCGATCTCAACAACTTTACCAACGGGGATGCCAGATAACTTCCCACGGCAAATAATCGAGTCCAACCATCGGGATCCCGTCGGGATCCATTCTTTTACTTCTGTTGGGTTACTCTCCTGCAAACTATGCGCGACAGCCATTCCGGCTTTCTTGTTAATTATACTGCGCATCTCGCTTATAGAAAGTTTACCAGTTTTTGTTTTTTTACGTGCGCTTGACATTCTACTCCTCTAGTTATTCATCAAGTGGGGGCACCGTCCGTACTCGGAGGAATGTTTGGACGGCGCCCCCTTTACTTTAGGTCCAGTTAAAAACTAGGATCCTAAAAGGTCATTAAAGGCCGCGTCGACCTCTGATACGTCTGAGTTTGTATCACTTGTTTTGCCGTATTTGGCCTCTTCAACAGAGTTCTCCTCTGCATCTGTGCCTCCAGCAAGATACTCTTCCAAAATTAGGCCGACCTGTTCAGGCGTTTTACGCTCAAAGAGGTCATTAAATTCTGGAATTGATGCCAGGAGCGTTTCCGCATGTCCAGTATCTTCCACCAGGGCAGTTGATTTGCGTCTAGGGGTGATCTTGGTTTGTGGAAAAGAAGCTCCTGCTGGCTTGCCGTAATGGATGACAAGATCTGTCCCCTCTTCGGGATCTGTAATATCTCCATACTCCGGATTTAAAACCAAGCTCAACAGCTTTTCATAAGCCATCTTGCCGTAGCCCCAAATCTTAACTCCTTGGCCTTCCTCACCTCGAACAAGCACTGGAGAAAAGAAACGTTGACGAGCCATGAGATTTTTAGCCATCTTAATGCTGTCATCGGTGCCCTCGTTGAAAAGTTCGCGGACGAAAGAATCAAGAGGGTCATCCTCGCCAAAGTTTTTCTTTGGACTTAAGAACCCAGGGTTGTCCCCCAGATTATAGTGAAACCAGAAATCCTTGAACGGATCCCCGTCAGCAGTAGGGAGGATACGAATTGTTTGCTCCCCATCCTTTGGACGCCAGAAGACAGAATCGCCTCCTCCGCCTCTATTTTGCAATTTAGAGAGTTTGCTTCTCATTTTATTCAGGTCAATGCCCATAATTAAACTCCTTTGTTTAAAGTTAAAGTGACGAATTTTTCACTTTACTGATTGTGTTAAGAATTTGTTCTTGAACACCTAGCACGGAACTTTGAAGAAGTTCCATTTTGTCGTGCTCTTCGAGCATACCATAAAAACTATGGCTTGTCAAGCCCTGAACAAGGGCTTCTGCAAGATTTTTTTGATCTCGTACAAACTTATCTGCGACCGATTGAACGGTTACAGTGTTTGATTCGACAACAAAAAGATCTGGTTGTTGCGAGGGAGCCTGAACTGTTTTCTCAGCCTCCTCGCTGTCTACATAGAGATTGCATTCCTCACGGGAAAGAAACTCATTTTTAGTAGCCTCTAAAGTTAGACCAGTCTTGGTCCTACGAATGTTTCGGGCCTCCAATTTTGAAATGCCCAATACATCCTTGGCAAACTGTTCCGAGGTGTAAAGCCTGTTATTACCAGGATAACGCCACAGCAGTGAATGCTTCACACAGCCGGCAAGTACCAGTGTATAACGCTGATTCTTGCGAACAGCCTCAAAACTTTCACCCTTTACGAGTTCACCATATTTAAAAAGCTGAGATGAGTACGGTTTAAAATTTCTTGCTGCACGCATCGCCTTTTGTTTGGTGGGGTAAGATTTTCTGCCTCCAAAAGGATTGACAAAAATCCATTTCCCGCTACGTTGAGATTTTTCTACTCTCATTTAAAAGTTCTCCTTTCTAAGAAATAAAGACAAAACAACAAATATCTTATTTTGCCTATTCGTAGAATAACACATTAAATTATTTTTGTCAAGACAAAAGTTCATTTTTCCCAACAAAAAATTCTTGAACTTCACCTATGACAGTTCCCCAGTTGAAAACCCTGAAGCCTGTCTCAAGTTCCCAAACAACTTCGCACTTTTCCTGAAGTTTTCTTGGCTTTGTTGAATCCTTGATTTTAGAATCGACGAAAGCCTTTGGCAAATCTGAGACCTTAACAAACTTCATGATTCTCTGATCGCCGTTCTTTTTTACAAACTTTCCTTGGAAAGCCTTTATTGATTTTTTCTCTGACATTTTTTATCCTTCTTGTATTTCCGAGCTTAGTGCAAGCGTATAAACATAATCTTGTTCGTAATTTGTTGAGTAGATGCCGTAACTTGCTTTTATGCCCTCTTGATTGTTTTCTTTAAGCTGGGCCTTTATCTTTTTCAGAAGGCCCTTTTCTGAATCCAATCGTTCTTTATTAATACCATAATAGTATCTTATTTCACGGGTTTTGTCAAGAGTAAAAAAATAACTTAGATCCCTTTCAAATTGTCCGTAACCAATTGTGGCTATGCGCGCAGTCTCTGGCGGGTCAGAAAAGGTATCTGTCACTGAATCAATGTGATTGTAGACGTTGATCATATGCAATGTAGAAACAATGGCTTCATAAGCTGCTTGACTCTGCTGTGCTAATGGCGCGTGTTCAACCAGGTGTTCAATATTTAATAAGTCAACCAAGAAAATCCTATCAAAGACAGCGGATCTGGTGTATTCTTGCAGAACATTGAAGGCAATCCTGTTTGTCATTTGAGAGAGGTTTGAAAAATATTCCATATCTTGCTTTATATATAAGATGCTTATATGGCAGTTCTTTTTCTTTACATTCTCTAAGATTCTCAGTGTTGCGGCGGAAATCTCTTCAGAGCCATCCACGATAAATAAAACTTCTCCAGAACAATTCTTAAAAAAGTTTTTCATGCTTGGGCACTTTGCTTCATATTCCTCTGGGTTTGCCTGCTTTGGAAAATCATAAACCCCATTCTTCTTAAGGCCCTTTAAGCCTAATCCGATTTTATATATGTTGTACTGATCGTAAGACGCAAAATGATCTGCGATAGCACAACCAGTCTTCCCTAATCCGATAATCGTTTCCATTTTATTCTTCTACAGATAGCAAGATAACCTTATCAACAAAGGCGCCTTTCTCGTCAGACTTGGCACTCATACATTCAATCAGTTCATCTTGCGTATAGCCAAATGCATCGACTATCGCACTAAACACTTCAAAAATGTCTGCTAATTCTTCGAGAGTCGAGTCTTTAATAAACTCGTTGGTTTCTTCCTTTAATTTTTGTTTTAACAGCTCTTTGTACTCATCCTCATCAGCGTACCTAACAGTAAAGGTTTTACCTTCTGCAGTCAGGATGCCTGGAATCTTATCTCTTACTAATTTATTGTATACTTTCATATTTTTAACCTCTTCATATCTCCAAAATTTTTACCTGCTGATATATTCACTTTAAAGCTCCCTAGTTCTGTATCTGAAAAGATCTTTTTAACCTCGGGAATCATATATCGTTCATCGTCGCAAAAATCAATTACAAGACTGTCGTGAATAGAAAAACTTATGCTTGATTTTTTATCTTTTAAAAATTCGTGCACCTTAATCATTCTCCTCAAAAACAAATCACTAGTTGTACTTTGTATTATATAATTCAAGGCGTGATGTTTATCAGCAGCAATAATTCTACCATAAAACGTATGTATTTGTTCACCGTCCCAGTGTTTTTTTAGGACGGAATCGCGATCATAAGTCTTGTTGGATTTGCTGTCTTTTGACTCTGGGTTGTAAAGCCAGGCGAACACCCTCTTCTTTGCTTCGTCTCTTGTCATCTTACCACCATACACATGCTTGGCATTCCAATTATGAATGTCCTCTAGAGGCTGTTCTTTATCGGACAGAGCTAGAAGGGTGCGAAGTTCTGCTGCGTTAAAGTCAAACTCCACGAACCAGTCATTATTTGGCTTTATCACTTTTCTATACTCTTTTGCCAAAGTTAAAATAGGAAAGCTGTGCTTTTTTGTGGTGAGCCGGCCAGTCTTTGTGCCAAATACATCATATTTTATGTAGGGTGAAGTCTTCTGGATCTTATCTTTTATTTGTCTTACCTTGAAATCATAAATCTTTTTATTCATCGGAGTTAAATCGATCTTAAGTTTCTGAAATGAAATATCATTTATAACCGATTGCAAAGATAAGAGAAAGTCATAATTTGAAGGCCTCTCATATTTGTCAAAAACATGTTCTGTGATTCTGTTTTTAACATCACAAAAGTCTAGAAGAAATCTTTCAGGAACTAAATCAAAAAAGCAGTTCTCATTTAAATCGACCTTTGCTTCCTTGAAGGATCTCATAAAAGCTCTGAGCTTGTTTGAAACGTCTTCCCACTGCTCCTTTAGCAGGTCTGGGCAAGCGGCCCCAGGATTATCCGTACCACAGTAGAGATTAGCAAAGTCGATATCTTGTCCAGCCAGATAGCCGGCGAAAGACCAAGTTCTAGTGAGACTGTCAGAAAGTTCCTTATGAATTTGTCCATTATGATATACTCCTACGCACTCTTTTTTATCGTCTAAAGTCTGAAATAGCAATATCTTCTCTTTTAATCTTGAATCCCAAGCGTGGCAGCGGCTTGCGTGACCGTTTGTTCCACGCCAGACAATGCCATCCTCATTTGTTCGAATTCTTTGATTTGAGCCTCAATGGCTGCAATAGCCATATCAATTTTTGGAGGTGGCGCAAGGCCAGCGATTATTAAAGGAATAAGACCTCTGAGATCTTTTGGCGGGGCCATCTGGATTGAAAGATTTACATCTCTGCATCTTTCATAATCTTGACAGAACCTCAAATCTAGGTTTTTGGATTTTAACATCTTAACCACATTATTAATATACTCCATTGCGCGGATTTTGTCAAGCGATTTCATAATTTTTTTACCGTTCAGTACGAATTTATCATATTCTTTTGTTTCAATTTTTAAGTTCTCTTCCTTAAGCCTCATTCGAAAGCAAAGCTCCATCCAGTAATCCATTTGATATCTATTTCTTACCTGTGGATAAGTTATTTCTTCTCTTTGTATATATGTTTTTGATAGTTTTGTGTGTCTGCAAGAGAGATTGTCAAATTTCATAACTCTTGGTTGCTCTTCAATAAACTGAGTGTACATATCGAACATTTTTCGCCTAAGTTCGATGGCATCTGAGAGGTATGTCTTCTCGTAATAAGCATCAAACAGATTTGAGCAGCCGCCAGGGTTGTATACCAAACCGTATTTTGGTATCATTTTAAAAGACGCATCCATTATTTGTGAATCAGATTTCTTCTGCTTGCGACCTTCCTCTATTTGAGTCTGAGTAGGGTAGACATATTTGACCCAATAATCTTGCATCTGCTTTGACGAAACATCAGCCACAAGTCTCCAGGGTACAAATTTATCGACCATAAAACCAAACTTTATCGCTGAATTTCTATAAAAATCAAAATTAGGATCAGTAATCCATGTGGTAGCATTAGAACTATCCGAGGGGTCCAGCTGGTCTAATTCGATCATTAAACCTGTTGACAGCGGGTTGAAAAGCGGAGATTTTATGAACCCTGTTTTAGTCATAACCATTTCCTGGCCGAATTCATCATAAAATTGCCTAAACATAATCACAAAATCATCAAAATCTAATATCATTTTATTCCGGCCGGCCTGTGATAAGAATATATTTTTGAATATCTCAAAAACAATCGTTGTATATCCATCATAAATTTTTTGTGGATTTTGATATGCCTCTTTTGGCTCTAGTTTAATAATTTTTTGTGAACCGGATTTTCTTAATCTGCCCATAGAGTTTGCTTTTGCAAAATGTCTTTTCAAATCACTAAAAGCGTCTGCGACGAAATTTAGCGCAAAATGTGCTTGAGTTGCTTCTAGTTGTTTCACTGTGAGAACCTTTTCTAACCCTATATGGTCCAATGTCTTATTTCTCAACATAACAGCGTTTTGCGCTTGGTCTACACGGCCGTAGTTCATCACATCATACGTCAAATCAATCGGCTTGGCGCCTCTTGTGGGGTACCCTGAGTCTTTCAAAGCTTTGTTGAAAATAAAATCATCTTGTGGATTATACGGCATTAGTAATGGGCCCTGTTTTTATTTGCTAAGGCATCTTTGTCGCCAAAAGAGTTCCAAACGCTAACCACGTCTGTGCTCCAATCTATTTTGTTCCCAGCTAAGACCAAAGAATTAGAAGTTTTGGTTATCATGAAATAGCCCCCTAAGCCTAAGCGCTGTGCAGGTGAAAACTTATTTTTTGGAAGACCAAAGTGTGGCAATCTAATATATACAAAAACACCGGGCTTTAAAAAATTGTTCCCAAACAAAGAAAAAGTACAGTTATATGGCTCACTCAATACAAGCGGCTCTCCCTTAAACCCAGAAGTGTCGCCCTTTGCCTCTAAATAGAAAGGTTGATCCATTTTTGTAAAGGATATACTTTGAACCGGAGTGCCATCAGTGCCAACTTCTAGGTAAAATATACCATTTTCAAGATCTTTCTTTTTGTCAGCGACCATAAAGCTAGTTGGCTTATCTGTTGTTGCACACAAATAGATTATTTCCTGTCGTTCACTGAGGACTTCCTTATTGATCCCGATGGTTGGTGCAACTATATCTGCTGGGGCGCCCTTTGTAGGGTCAAGCTCAACGCCCTCTGGTTCCATGGGAAGCTTGTTTGGCTTGCCGGGGTTTGTGCCGGCTATGTGGGCGCGCCAGACCCTATCTAGTGATTTCGCAAACTGCTTGTTGGGGCTTTTTCCGGCTGCGTACAATACGTCACCCCTTGGCGGTAGTGAAAAAACCTTGTGCTCCGCATTTTTAGGTATCGATTGTTGAAATATATGTGGTTTTATCCCAACGATTGGCTCCCCTCTTTCTGCGCATTTATTTGTCAGAGCAGCCTGTACAAGTTCAGTCATCGCGTCTCTCAAAAACGCCATGAAAGAATACCTTTCACGCATGGGTTTTATAACCTTCGAGGTCCAAAATTCTCGAAAAAGTTCAAATGACACCGGTAGATCTACTAAATTAATTGTCTTCTTTTTGCCTTCGATTTGGTCAAAATAAGTGACGTCGCCCAGTATAACTTTAAGAGAGCCTCCAAGTTGGGTCTTGTCATCAGAGTCCGGGGCGCGCCAAAGATCTAATTGCAACTTCTCATCGTTGATATCAGTTTCTCTGACTATTTCTAAAGCCGCATCGATTATGTCTCCAAAATAAAGCCAGCTTATATTATACCATTCGTGTGGGCTTTTACCGTCCGGTGCTATAATTTCTGGATTGAGATCCGATTCTTCCATCTCATCATCGCCGGCATACCCCTCCTGCTGAGCCACCCATTGGCCAATTCTATCCTTCCACTTGACAATAACTTTCTGGTTGCCGTCTCTTGTGTTGAGCAGTGGGATGCCTCCCTCACCGTAGGTGCCCAGGGCTGGGGATCCAAACTGATCTTCACCGGCTTTTACAGGAGTCTCCCACACAGGGCTCGAAGATTTATTTAATTCTTTATATAAATACTTGTATATTAGACGTCGCTCAAACAAAACATCTGTCTTACCTTCCTTGCGGATTTGATCTTTCTCAACTACAATGCCGCCGCCTCGCAGTCGATTTTCTCGTTGCTGTCGGACTTTTTCAATCTCTTTACGATTGTTTTTTGCATTTGAGCCTAAGCCATCTTGGATTTTCTTTATTTGTTCCTGTTCATTATCTGTTAATGCTTTGTTTCGTGCGAACCTGTTATAATCCGTGATCATCTTATTAGGAATGGCCAATTGATAAAAACGATTTCTGCGCGGACATTTCTTTTCCTGATCGGTGCTCGGGTGACCAGTCAGCTCATCTAACAATCTTGTATAATTGGATGTTTTTAACTGGTCGTCTCTCTGGTTGGCCTTGTGAAGCGTATTGCGCCAATTAGCCCGGGCTTGCATGTATCCGATAAGTTCGTTGCCCAATCTTGCAGTAGCGTCGGTAGCAGCGGAAAAAGGTATTTTGATACTCGACCCTTCGGCACCCCCCCAGAAGGGAAATCGTTCTACGCCGGATGCTGTTTGTCCAAACGTTCGTGCCTCGTCCGGAATTGCTTTTGGGTCTGATACGTAGGCTGGATATTGGCCTCTATCGGGCAGCAGCACAGTGGCGGCGCCGCCGAAGCCGAGACCTGCGACTCGCCTCTGATCTTTAAATGCAAAGAATTCAGCCTTATTATAACCCTGAGGGTCAAAACCATAATTTGTCCTGATATTTTGAGCATGACGGTTCATAATGGACCACCACGAATGGTCGGCTTCTTGTAGTTCCTTAACTCTCGCTTCATCTCTTGCATTCCCTCTCAAGATATCGGCATCAGGAGAATATAAAGCTGTTTCAACTGCTCCATTGTAAGTGATGTTTACCTCGAATGGGCTAGAGGGCAAATCTCCTCTAAAATTAAAAGTATGCCTTAAGAGGTTTAAGTAAAAGCTGGATTTAATTGTACTGAGAGCTTCGCGAAGCTCGGCGGCTTTGGCGCGGTAATCGGGGGGGCCCACAAAAGTTGATGATGAATATATTTCTGCGACAGCTTCCTCAAGCCACTCGGCCGAGACAGCATCAGCATAGCTGATGTCAATCCTAATTCTAAAATATTTTGGATCCCATGCCATATGGTTTGTCGCGCCATAAACAACATCGTGCGCAGGAGATTCTGTGTATTTTTGTGGTCTCATAATTAAGTCAGCAAAAGACACGTATGGGGGAGTCCCAGCCCCTAACTTCTCCTTAATGTTTTCAGGAATGGGGTACCCATGAAACATAGCGTCGGCAGTCGAAAACCACAACCTTAGATTAACATTAATAAAATAATCAACCTCTGCTGGATTTGTGCCGAGGTAATCAAATGAAAGATCTTTTAGTCCGACGGCCAGGTGACCTGGAAGAGCGTTGTCGGGCCCGGTGTACTGGGCTCCAGGGCCCGGGTTTTGCTTAAACGTCATCTCGTCTGGGGCCGCAAAATTGTTAAGGGGGAGTGGTACCGGGACACCAGTTTTATCATTTTCACTTGTATAAAATATTTTATATAGTTCAATTTTCGGCTGGAGATTTGATAACATTTCTTTCGGTACGTTCTCTAATAAAGATTGAGCGGATGGCGAAGAAAGTCTTGTCATGAAAGAAACTGAACCTTCGTCTGCCGATTCACTTTGCACTGCAGTGTTTGTACGCAAGTGATTTCTGTCCACCTTCATCAAGTTTAAAGGCTGGCTTATTATTCCTTTGTGTCGAGCATTCTTAAAGTGTTGAGAGTTTGATAATGGGTCTCTCTGGCTTTCTGAGCCGTGGATAGAAACAAAAAAGTCCATAAAATCTTTTATGAAGCATTGTTCCGAATATGGTTTGTTTTCCTTGTCCTTTTCAGTAGCCATTTAAATTTTCCGCTTAATCGTTAGTTTGATAAAATAAATCTAGAACCTCAGATAATGGAAACGGAATATTAATAAGTTCCCCAGGCTCATAGTCAGACTCCAGAGGTTTTTGATTAAACCAAGGAATTATCCACCACAACTTAGAATCTCCATATGCCTGGGAAGCTAACTTATAAAACTTATCGCCCAATTTCCATATATGCGTCCTAACAGATAAAGACATTATATCATTTATCTCCAAGTTTTTAAATTCAGCAGTGTTAAATTGTCTAATCTTTCTAACATTTCTATTTTTAAATTGCTCACTATAAATTGGAGATCTGTTTGTGAATGTGAATCTATTATCGTATCTTCTGCCAGCCATTATTTTTCTATTCCTATATTCTTAAGGGCCGCGTCGTTGACCTTGTTGACCGAGTTAGAGGTGCGCACCTCCCAGGAAGGTTGAAAACTACCGCCGGCGGCATCTCCGTCATATGCGTAAGGATAGTTCGTTCTCTCGAAAACGTATCTCTCTTTACCGGGCCCATCACTTTTATATTCCCAGCCTGGAGCTTTCTCATTAAAGGGATAAAATGTAAAGCTTAAACTAATAAGTTTGGGATACAAAAACACTTTCTCATCATTAGGGTCTGTGACAAAACCAGCGTTTAGATCAAAATTGTAATTTATGTTTCCCAAATATCCTTTGAGGCCATTCGTTATCGCTGGGCCTGTGGGACTAACACTATCACCGACGATCAAGTTTTTAAATTTAACTTTAAAGATCGGGTCGCCGCCGCTTTTTACATGGACCCTATCGGTGTTGGTGTCAGCGGTTTTTTCAATTACGGGGTAAATCATCTTAACCAATAGAGATAAATCATCTAAATTCTTTTTGGCTTGATAATCGTTAAAAGCTATCAGGTCTAGGCCGATTTGTATTTGTCGATCAACGGATCTTATTTTTCTAACTGGTTCTGGGTGTCCAATAAATGTGGTTGTGTCCAAGCCTGTGTCAAAATTGTCACTGAAGTTTGTCAAGAAAGCCTTGAATGCGACCCGGGCCTTACAGTGCATGCCATAAATATCAACATAAAGACCATGTTTATTTGCCATGGCATCGGAATAATCAGTGGTTGAATTGCTGAGTGGGCCTGCAGGTCGAGTTTTAAACAGAGGTTTGCTTTCGTTAAAATTGTAAGCCATGACACGTTCTCCTATTATCTAAATAGGCTGGTTTTAAATTTTACATGATTAAGTTGGCGCAACTCTTACATCGCCATTCTCTTGAATAATCTGAAGAACAGTTTGAGCAAGGGCTCGACCACCAGCGTTAAAGTTAATTGGCTGATTGATAACCTTTTGTGGAGGTTGGATCCTCATACCACCGCCTCCGCCGCCGCCGGCTCCGGTTGAAACCATCATGTTTGTTATTGCTTGGGCGCCGGCCATTTGTACATTAACTGAAGCCTTTGCGTAATCTTCTGCTGCTCGTGCAATCTGAACCGCATGAGTGGCATCTGCTGCCTCTACATTTGCTGTAGTTCTAACCATGTTAGAGAACATATTAACTGTTTGTGCTGCTTCAGGCCCAATCTCTTTCAATTTGTCTGCTGCGCGGACAACATTTTCAAATCCTGATACTTGCATACCAAAAACAAATCCTCTGGTCGCGCCTTCGACGCTCTTCATGGCTGATCCGAGGGCACCAAGCTGTTGAATTGCTCCACCGCTTGCAAGGTTACGAATCGAACCGGCAGCTTGGTTAACCTTGTTGCTAAAAGAAGTTAGCCCGCCAGCGGATGATCGTAATTTTGAAAGGCCGACGGCTGCAGTGTCGGAAGCGGCTCCCATAGATTGTAGGCCGCTAGCGAAAATAGAGGGTAGCTGAAAAGCTGGTGGTGAATTTTCTTCCGTTAGGGCATCCGTAAGATAATAGATCCCTGCAGCGACGAGGCCTATCGGACCTAGGAGAGCCACACTAGACATTCTCATGGCGGTGAAGGCCGCTGTTAGAGCCTTGGCTGCGGATGTTACTTTGATGATACCAGCGGCTATGAGACCAAGTTGCGCAATAGTTTGACCTGCAGTGCTTCCTAAGAAAGTTGACAAGCCATTAATTATACCTGTGATGCGACCGATCAGCGGTTCCATGCTCACAGCTAATTTCATCATTGCCAATCTAAGATTTTCGCCCATAGTTTTTGTACGCTGCCCTAACTCAACAAGATCTGCCTGTCTTGCTGCGGCGCGGGTGGCTTCGGCCTGAAATTGATTCAAGGAACTATTAAAGAACTTTTGAGCCTCGCCAACTGACCTAAAACCGGCTGCGGCCGTTAAGGCTTTTCTTTCATACCTGCTCAAAGATTCGAACGACCTTCCGGAAAGTTGCAAAGATTGGTGCAGTTGTGCCATCCTTTGACTTTCTGTCGCATAAACCATCTTAATGCTGTTCAAATATGGCCCGCCTAAAATACCATTTAGTCTCCCTACTGCGTTTGCAGACCCTTCAAATGTATCAAACTGTCCCGCAACATTTACCAAGTCTTGCATCGCGATGTTTGTTGCACGGGATTGTGCTGCCAATTGAGTGAAAACCGAATTCATTTGATTACCGTGCGCGGCGAGGGTTGGCGCTAGCGCATTAAATTGGCTTATCGCGGAGTTCACGTTCATGTTAAGGGCTTGGGCCATGTTGACTAGTCCACTGGTTGCTCTCTGTGCTGCAGCGGAAGACATGCGCATATTGTTGGTAAAAAATTCTAGCGCAGAAACGGTTCCACGAGTGTCGACCCCGGCTTCTGTCATTTTTGCAGCGAAAACAGTTAGTTCAGTTCTAGCGCCTTCTGTCGCTCCTTTGAACGCCAACATATTGTTGTAAAGTTCAGCTTGTGCTGCGCCAGCAGATCTGAAGTCTAGCCCCAGTTCTTTAAGTTGGCGGGAGGCACCCATCAAAGAGCCGTTTAAACGCTCAGAAGCGCCTGTAGAGCGCACAAACTGTGCTCTTAAAGCATCTTGTGCTACGAGCAACTGTTCGGTCGCTGAGGCGACTGGGCCGGCCATACCAATAGCTGCAGCCTTAAACATACCAAATTTGCTAGCTCCTTGATCTAAGCTAGATATAATTGAATTTAATTGAAACGCAATTCCACCAACTGAATTGGCAATGCCGCCCATGACGGTTTGATTAAATGTTGTACCAAGGCCGGCAGCACCAGCAATTTTAGATGTCATATTGCTGAATGCTGCGGCTTGTTCTGCTAATTTAGTAGTTGACTGATTTTGGAGAACTAGTTGTTCGCGCATGCTGCGCTTGACCGCATCATGGGAACTTAAAATTAAGTTAAGTTGGGCTTTCTTTTGTTCTAGCGTATTAACTTCGCTTTGACTATATTCAGCGCTAGCTTTGGTCTTAGCTATTTTTTCATCTATTTTGGCGACTTGTTCTCTGAGTACCTCGGCTTCAGATTGTAAGAGCGCGATCATATTCTGTCTTGACTGAACAATGGTCTGCTGTTGGCTTAGCCCCTTTTGGAGCAGCGTTTGTTGTTTACCCAACTCTGCGGCAGCTTCAGCTTGTTTCTTTATTGTCTCTTCTAGGGCTAAATTAAAAGCTTCCTGAAGTTTATTAAGCTGAGCTTGCTGTTCTGGGGTTAAGTTTGCCATTTATTTGGCCCTCAATTTAAAGGCCAACGCAATCCGGTCTGAGATTCGAACTGTCTGATAGCTCCGTCGAGTCTTTGTGCGCTGCCCCAAGTATATGGGTTATTAAGACCCAAACGATAATAATTCTGGAGATAGTTGGCTTCCGAGGCGATGGCGTTCAAGAAAGAATTAACCTCCTTCTGGGCCCCTGTAACTTGTAAGGCGCCTGAGGCTCCGCTCAATATCTTTTCTAAGGCTAAAGCGATTTGACCACCAAAGGATTCTAAATAAACTTCATTAAGTTTTTTTTCCTTTAAGGCGTTTAAATCAATTTTAATTTTATCTGAAAGTTTTTCTTCTTTGAGGTTTTGCATGTTTTACACCAACGGCAATCAAAATAAATAGTTATCTATATTATTTTTGGAAGTTTTTGGTATCACGAGTAACCTTATCCATCTCGTCTTTTTCCATCTTAAGTTGTTCTGTTAATTTATCAACAAACCATTCCCTTAATTTAATAGGAAGATTGTAAGCTTCCGTGAAGCTCCAACCACCATAATATTTCAAATAAAAGAATTGTTCATACACCGTCTCGGTGTACTTCTCACTTAGGCCAAAAAAAGTCCGCCGTGAACGGCAGAGCTACCTCCTCTCTATGAGAACATGCTGGACATGTGAAGTGTTGATTTAGATCAACGTTCGGCATAATACTGGTATAAACATTTCTAATGTGATGAGAATCCAGCGCGGGCATGACATCAATAAAAGAATTAATTGTATTGGGGCCTGCGTCTCCATTGACAGAAACGATCATTAAGCCAAACTGGTCAGTTAGTACCGCTTCCGGTAAATTATGCTTGCGACGACGCTCAGCTAACTCCATTAATTTCTTTTCATCAGCGCTTGTCAAGAGGCGAAGCTCTAGTTTAACTTTTGATACTGGTAGATCTAAAATAAAAGTGCCATTTTCGGTTTCTGATGTGTCTTGACTTGCGGGAGACTTGCCGTGGTCGGCTTTCGTTTCAGTCAAGTCGAAAGTATAATTGACAACCGAGGCGCATGCTGGGCATGAAATCTTTGTTTCATATCTTGGTCCATATCCTGTGACTCGCGCAGCAACGATGAGAGCGTTCTTATCCCCAACAAGCAGGTCATCAACATTGATTTCCTTATTGACGATAATGTTTTGTAGCATTCTTTCAATCGCCACGCCCTTCCTCAGGAGAGACTGAGACGTTAAAATGTCTTCGTCCTTTGCTGTCATGTACCTTATCTCAATCGTGTCGACGCCGTACAAAGGATGGTTCTCTGGGTAATATTTCCCACGAGAGGGCAAGTCTACAATTTCGGTCGGTGTAGCAAAACTGAACGTGTTACCGCCTGGTTGTTCTATAATGGGAGGAGGTGGAGCCGGCTGTCTGGCGCCGGTGCGGTCCTCGTTATTTCTGGCTGTCATATTCTACCTCATATATTATTATATGATACAAGATTTTTTTAGTTATGTTAAATATTATTTTTAAGCTTTAGTGAATTGCGCGAAATCGTATCTAATTTCCATGCTGATGTCCAACATCGCGTCGGAATCGTAAGCAAGGCTTCCGAACTTCACACTCTTAACCCAAGGATTAAAAAATCTCCAAGTTTCAATGAGTGTATCGTTGGCGCCGCGTTGTTCAATTCGGACTTGTGGACCCAAAGCATCAACTGCTTCAGCTTTAGAAATAGTAGCGAGACCTCCAGATTGTAATTGACCCTCTGGTGCGGCATATCCTGATCTTCTGAGCATATTCAGGATTCTTTGTGAAGTATCGGGGTTGACGGGATCTACCAAGGTAACATTAATCGAATCCCAACTTAACTGCCCGGGATAATAAAAATAATGTCCGTAGAAGTTATGAGATGATTCATTAATAGAAAAGCCTGGTTTGTCAACCGATTTGATTACAAATTCAGGGATTGTGGAATTGCTTGCAAAAAACAAAAACCGATGTGAACGTTTTGGTTCTAAAGTACTGTCTGTCCAAAATGACATTTATAAGGTCTCCTTTGTATAATAATTAGTGCTTATTATCAAAATAACTGAAATTAATCTGCGAATGATGCTCCCGAATCTGTGATTACAAAATCAAGTGCAATAAATTCAATTGCTTGTGCTGGCTTCAAGAAGATTTTTGCATACAAGATATTTCTATCAACCAACTCAGGCGTGGTAGTGGTTTCGTCTAGTACGACTTTGTAGTCAACTAAACCTTGGCCACTTTTAATATTGGACAACAATGTCTCAACTTGGCCAGCGAATTTGTTCCACGTTGCTTGCACGTTTTGTTCAAACAATGTGGTCGCTGCAATTCTAGAAACTTGTTTCTTAATCAAAAGCAACAAGCGGCGTACGTTGATCCTGTCCAGGGCAGAAGGCGTCACTTGAAGAGTCTTTTGTCCAAAGACGACGACACCCTCGGCAGGGAACGATGCGATAGGATTGATATTTGCAGCATAAAGGTCATCTCGCTCCTCTGAGGTGAGTTGCAATTTAACACCTGTTACTGGTAGACCTGCTGCGCCGGCGGAGAGTCCACCACGGGTGAATCCTGCTGGGGCGAACCAAACTTCGCGGACAGCCTCGCTGTATGCCAAAGTACCCAAGGCGACGACGGAGGGTGGAACGTACACAAGCCTATTGGCGTTAGTATCCCTAATTTGAACAAAGGGGTAATAAGCCGCTGCGTAGCTAGAGTTAATTTGTCGGCTTTTCAAATTGTTAACCGTTGTAATAACATTCGGTCGATTAGTGGCCTCTGTGCTGGTGTTCTCATGAGGGGGAACATAGTCGCCCTCAAGATCAACAATGGCCATACAATCGGCTCTGTCCTCACATGTTTCAATTAAATGATCTGTAAGGGCAGAATTTGTGATACCTGGCAAGACGGCCAAGTTAATATCGACAACCTCGGGATCCTTGATTGTATCAATCGCTCTCTTTACTGAGTAGAAAGCATAGTTTCCAACCTCGGTACCATTAGTCATGAAAGTGTTCCTGAAAGGATCTTTTTCCGTGATATCTAAGCCATCTGTGCCACCGTGGAAAACGGTGGTAAATTTATTATAGCCTAGACCAGAACCCGTAAGGAGGGTGCTAGAGCCAGACGTCGACGTAATTGAACCATTATCGCTACCGCCGGTTGTTCCACCAGTAAAAGCTGAAGGCACATTAGTGCTGCAGTTAGCATCCCAGTTCGTTTGATTACTCAAAGTAATAGTGGTGTTGCCACTTGTGCCGGCAGTCCCTTGTGTCAAAGTTACTTGACCGGTCGCAGGGTTCGCTGCTGCAATGTTTAAAGAAGAAGCATTGATCGCATTTACCAAAGCTGTGGCGAAGCCTGCTGCGCCGGAGCCGTCTACTGCGGTGTTGGTACCTGATGCCCCGTCGCCAGTATCGTCAACCTCAAAAACTACCGAAGTTGAGGCTGCGTCAGTCAACGTTATTGTGGTTTCTTCATTTGGCTTATCACTGAAAGTCCAGGTTGCTGTGGCCTTTTCATTCGAATGAGAGGCTCTAGAACCCGAAATATATTGAATTAAGCCGCCATCATTGCGGTCTGCGATATCATCAAGAGAAAATACATAAGAATACTCTACACTAGTGGTATCATCATCAGCGTCCAGGGTGCCGGGTAGTGGACGCAATACATCAAAAACACTCTTATCTAGCTTAGCAGATCCGGACTTCCCTAGGTCAACACCCCAGTACTGATTGCTTTGCTTATCCATGCGGTTTTGACGACCATCATGCTTCAAAGGAAGAATCGGGAACATGTAGGACGATGTAGAATATGGTGGAAATTGTGGTTCGCGGCAATTTAAGTTATCTATATCTAAGGGGGTTTCGCCATCTCCCTTGATAAAGCAAGCGTGACCCAAAGCATCAAGCTCAGTTACATTAGTAATCGAACTAACATCCTTGACTTTTGGAGCCCCAAAGAAACCAAACGGAAGCAGTTCTGCTGCTGTGGCGCCGGCGGCAACCTCTGTGTTCATTTCGACATAGACATATCTAGAAATATTATCATAATCACCATAGTGGCGATATCTTCTTTCAGTTTCATCCCAAATTTGATGTTTGTCGCCAACCTTTCTAGCCACATAATTTTCAGAATTAGGGTTCAACGAACAATTGGTGAACTTTTCGATAAAGCGGACTGCCTTGTCAGTGTCTTCTACCTTTCTAATTGCAACAGTAAAGGTGCCAAAAGGATCAGATTTGTTAGAAGAAGGTTTGATATCCTGGATTGAAACCTTGAGGTTTCTTTGAGTCCATTCACCGTGCTCTCTAGCAATAAGCCTGAAAAGTTTTTGCTGATCAGCTGGTTTATAATTCGCGGGCGAGCCTAGGTCTTGGCCAATGAACCACCCAGTTCGTGCTTTGGTGGCTGGGCGCTGGTGGTCTGCCCATTCAATTGCAGAGGCTCCTTGTGAAGAAAGACCGAGAATTACACCATGAGTAACATCGTTCAAGCTGGTGAGCTTCCCGCGTTGATGGCCAGGATATTCTTCGGCCAACAGGCTACGTTCAAAACTTTCTCCTAGGAAGTAGTTTTTATATGCAGTGCCGGTGCTGGAAACAACGTCGCTGTTTGTAACAATTGGATTAGTATTAAACACTTTTCTAATATAATTGTCGGAATTCTCATCAAAATTGAAAACAACCTTTTCGGCCGTGCCGGCACGAACAGTAGCTTTAGTGCCAATAAGTGCTGTGAATTCTGCGCTTTTATTAGCAGAAGAGGTTGCGATTGAGACAGCCATAGATGCTGTGGTTTGGTTGGGCGCATCATAATCATCGCTGAAACCCTGCTCGACTGCACCTGTAAGAGCGATCAAGCTGCCAGCGTTCATTGCATAGAAGACCGCTCCAAGATTCCATGTTTGGGTACCATTGGACTGGGAGTTCATCAAAAACAGGCCATAAGCTCCACCTTTGTTTACTGATCCTCCGCCAGCGCCAACGGATTCGGCAACGTTGCCAGCATCCCAGCCGGCGTTTTGATCGCCGTCTCCAGAAGTTCTATTAGAAGAGTGCTCGCCATGCAGCCTTAAGATGGTCGCGGGCGACTGATTTCTAAGCCACGCTTGCGCAGCGTAGCCAGCATAAGTTGGAGAGGAATAATTACCCTCTCTATAAACATCACCTGCCCTGCCTCCCGGCATTGGTTCTCCAAATATTTCTACGTACTCGGAAAATGAATTTACTGTGACCGGAATCATTCCGGGGCCTTTTTCTGTTCTACCAATAATCACCGGGCCTGGTGGTAGGCCAACTCCTGGAAGCTGGGAGTTGTCGATCTCTTCTAGGAAGATACCGGGTGAAACAAATCTAAACTTTTTTTCAGCCATGCTGCTCTGTCTCCTTTAGTGTTTAAATCTAAACAATTCTTAAATAAATAGTAAGAGAAACCGTGAAACTCCAAAACTATTCTGTATAAAATCCTCTCTTATCAATATGTTCTGGTTCATCTCCAGTAATTACGCGTTCTCGCGGGATTTTAGCTTCTACTGCGTTTTCTCTAATAACTATTTTTGGTTGCTCTTGGTTCTTATCTTTTCCAATCAAATATCCCAAAACTCTTATTTGAATATTTGTCTCATAGGACTTCTCCTCGTTGCCGAGCGATGCTGCATTGGTGCTTGGAGAAAAACTATCTTGAAAGAAACCTTCATACTTGTGCCCATCTCTTTGAAGTAGAAATTGATTAACTGCTCCAGTTTGGGTTATGAAAGGTGTGAGCATTTGATTCATTTGTTGCTGATATTCTGTCCTCAGTGTTATTTGGTACATCATTTCTACATAAACTGGCATTGGTATCGAAACATTTTTATAAACAACTTTATCGTTTTGCCTTGGGAAGTTTTTTTGTCCCATTAATCTAAAAGAATCTTTGTTGGCAAAGTTCGAGGTTTTCTCTTGATTTATAACCTTGCCAATTCTAATCGAGGCACCCTTTTTATCAAGAAGCGGTGGCACATGTGCTTGAAAAATGCCTTTGTTGGCAGGATTCTTGCTGATAGACGTTCTTTCCACTGTGATCAATGGGAGTATTAACACTCCATTTTCATCTCTTAAATCTTTATTGTTCTTAACTTGGTAGGCGCGTTCTGATGAAAGCCAGGTAACTGGTGCTTTTTTAAACCCACTGTTGGTTTCACAAAAAATATTCATCTCTTCGTCTATGAATTCAAACATTGCTCTGTCTATATTTTCTATTGTTGAGGGCTGCACAAAAATTTCTTCTATTACATTAGAAGTTATTTTGGCGTCGTGGCGAGGATTTTTATTTTTATCATTTGGCATCGAAAAGTCCCTCGCGTGCTTTTATACAAGTCGCGGTTATTTGAAACTTGTGATCAATTTGACCAAAAAGCTGTTTTGGTTCTGATAATGAAACAAGCTCATAGTATATATCTCCATAAGACAAGAAGTCACCTACGCGAACAAATAAATCTTGGTCTTCTGTTAATCTTCTTTTATGAAAATGAACTGTGATGTTGGAATCTTTATCTATACCAACGTTGTTCATGAAGGAAGTTTGGAGGCCTGCGAACTCAACCAAAGCATAAACTCTAATTGGTGGCAAAAATGTCTTACTTATGGCCTCCCCATAAAGATCATGAAAATTTGTGTGTTCCAGGCTGATAGGATAATATAAAATTTGCTGACCTACCACTTGTTCTATTAATTCGTCGTTAACTTGCTTAACTAGGTCTCGTTCCTTTTTACCAGCGAATAACGGAGGAGGGGGTTGATTTGGTTGTGACCATTTTTTTGGCATTTTTTAACCTCCTTTATCCGACAAATATAGTTAATGGTATTTTTTCTTGTACCTTTAGTGCTGCGTCTGACATAGTGGCTTCTTGTTCTGCCAATCTTGCATAAGTCAACTCATCGAGCACTGTTTTTAGTTCATCCCTGAGGGCTGCTTGTTCTTCTTTGCCTTGGGAAATTAAGTCTGCCCCGTTTAAAGTTATTGCCTCGCCCGGGATGGGGATAGAGGCAAATTTGCTTCTGACCTGTCCTAACATTTCTTTGGAAATCGCCAAGGCATATCTCCTAATCCATTGTTTACCTATTGAGTTTATATTTTTAAATGGTATATTTTCAAAAGGTAGAGTGTTCATGTTGTTGACGCCAGCAACATTACTCTTCCTATCCTCATCTTCCTCCCAAGCGTCTTTAGCATTTTTAATAATAAATTCAAACCAAATTTTTGATGGGCTCACCGACACTGTTTGCGGATATATTCTTAATTTGTTATTTCTAAGTTCATAAGAATAGTGAGAATTTCTTGTATAAATTGCATCTTCAAAAGATAAGGCCTGAAGCTTATTCTGCCACACTGGTACTATTTGAAATTGCGAATCGTCTGCAAACTGTCCATAGTTTTGCATATTCCCTACGGTATTCAAACCTCCGTAATAACCATAAAACCTCCACATGGCAGAGGGGGTTTTATAATAAACTTTTTTAATTAAAATCCTGCTGTTCCCGACTTTTCCATAGTAAGGGACAGTTTCATCAGAAGAAGCATTACTTGCAACAATAGTCTGGAGATCATAATCCTGTTCTCCGATGGTTGTAGACACTGATGCAGAATAAATTGTCTCATACCCGCCTACAGAGGTTTCTGTTGAGAAGGCATCTCCAATTCTTCTGGCGTAACCAAACTCTAGATTAGGAAACTTAAGAGCGACGTTTGAACCAGTCAGATCCGCACCTGTTTCTCTGTGAATGCTTCCTGATGTTATAGTGCCGTCTTGATCAAAGCTGCCTGTTGTGCCGCCAAGCATTGATGATAACGCATTTTTGGACTGATGGATATTAACAATATAAGAATATTCCAAACAAGCTTCTTCATATGCTGCATATACCTGACCTTCAGTTATTTCAAGGTCCAGTACATCACCGCCTAATTTTTTATATGTGTAACTAACTTGGTCGCATGCGCCTCGGAGGAAGTCTTTATCTGTTGTCTCAGACTCTTCATCAGCCCTAGATGCATATAAATACATTCCAAAAGCCAAAGAGCCGGAAACGGACCCTACCGTTCCAGTGGCTGGTAATCTAATCGCACTTATTGTGCTTGCGGGTTGAAGTTGTGTGGTTCTGGCCATTCATGCGGACTCCTATAATATAAGTAGTTTTACTATTAGATAAAAGAAACCCCCACCTCGTAAAAGGTGGGGGCCATGATTAAAAATCATTGAGAAACAAGAGGTTAATCAAAATCAAAGATTAAGAAGTAACCGCAGTGGTCGAGAAGTGATCAGCCAATGTTGGATTGTCAATCTCAGAGATCAGGTGTCCTCTGTAGAGAACAACGTTTGCGACACCTGGATAGAAGAAGTCTAAGACTGTACCTTCCGTACCACCAGCTGCTCCAGCGGTGTCCAGGTTAAAGCGAACGCTTAGGAAATCATCACCATTGTTGGCAATTGCTGTCGCGTAGTCCAAGGAACTACCCTGGGCTTCGTTGGTATCACCAACCGCAACGGCTCCACCGGAAATTTTGCTTGTGACAAAACCTACGGCGAAGTCATCTGCAACTGCGAGACCGATGACCACTCTAATGTGCATCCCACCATTCTCAGTGGTTGCCTCAGGAAGACGGATGTAAGTACCATCTGCCTTAGCTGCATTAATCATGATAAGGTGATCGCCTCTTGGCATAGCACTAAGATCGTGATTGCCCGATGCACTAGTGATGTAAGTAAAGTCTTTGACCATGCTTGTCGCGACTATCGGATTTTTGAGTTGTTTTCTCAATAAGTTGATTGCTCTTTTAGAACCCATTATTTTTTCCTCCTATATTGTAAAAGTAATGGACATGCGGATAAACCGCTTGTGTACAATAAATAGTCTTCAATATATAAAAAAGAAGGCCCCGGGCTTGCGCCCGGGGCCTTTTTATAGACAAACTCTCAAATTCATTTAAGAATTATTTTTGAGAATTACCCAAGAAGATCTTGGCAAATGACAAGACCGTACATATCAGGACGTACCATCTTCTTGGCATAGCGGGTCATGACTCCCTTACGGGGCACGAAGTCCTCTACACCGAAAATGGTAGGAGTGACCTGCAGCGGTACATATGGAGCGTAGACATAGCCACTTTCAAGGAAGCTATTACCTTTGCGTCCAACAAGTACAACATTACGGGGGAAGTATGGGTCTACATAAACATCCCACTTCTTGCTGAGAGAACCGGTTTTGACGGCTCCAACGCTGCCACGGTCGGCATCGCCAGTAACGTCAGCCCGGAAGCCAGCAGTGAACTCAAGGATATTGGCAACCTCAGGTCCGCAAACAAGGAAGTTTGCACCACCACGAAGTGTCTTACGATGAATCTGTGCAGAAACGTCGTTAACGGTCTCGACAAGAGTCTCATACCACTCAGACACGGTACCAGTGAAATCAGGAGCAACAGTGGTTGCACCAACCTCGTGGCCTTCAGTGCGGTGTACAAACTTACCAGGGTTACGGGACCAGTAATAAGTACCAGCCTTTGCACCGCGAACAAGATCGTTGAGGATCTCGCGGTCGATCTCAAGAGCAATCTGCTCAGAGAGAATACCAGTAAGCTCAACCTCAGCATCAAGATTGTGATAAGCGTTAAGGTCCTGACCAAGCTCTGGGGTCCATTTGGCCTTCAGTTTCTTGGTGACTGCTGTCACGGAGAGGCTGTCGACTTTGATGTCGATCTCAGGAATATGAGCTTCGTCCTCAAGGCCCCACTCTGTAGCACCGACAACAGAACCAATGCGGTCAGAATCTGTGCTAGCGTTTTGGAAGGTATCCTTAATTGGAATACTAAGGCTGATGCAATCTGCACCCGTCTTAGTTAAGCGAGTATTCATTTGAGCCTCTGTGACACCTGTGCCACCTTCGAATACTAATCGAAGGCGGAAGTTGTCGGCGTCTGAAGCATCTCTCGAAATTGCCTGACCTGCGGAAGCAGAATGAAGCCTAGTCAGTCGTCTAACTAATTTCGTGTCTCCAAGCAACTCGCCGGTGAAGCTGTCCTGAGAACCAGTCAGGGCAATCCCGATAAGGTTGTCGAGATTAAGTTGTTTTAAACCACCAGCGGTAGTGGAACCTGTGATTGATCCAATCCAAACTGTCGAACCAGAGAGATCTGGATCGTATTCACAGAGTTTGTTCACAAGGTCGGTAGAATCGGTCAGACCAACAGTTCCTGCGGCAACGATTGTCATCGTTCCTGCGGAAACTGATGCGGTCGGTGAAGAATAGCCGTTGTTTAGATCATAAAACGACAAAGATGCTGTCGATGTAAGATCCATACCACCAGTAATCTGTTGGCCGACGACATCACCACCGAAGAGCGACGCATTAGCGGTTTCGCCGCCTCGTTGTGAATTGAACGTAAAGTCCAGGAAGAAAATCAGACCAGAGGGCAAGCTCATGGGCTGAACGCTAACAAGATCGTTAGCAATAAGGCCACCAAATACGCGACGCACAAGTGGGAACGCTACGGAAGCGAAGCCTTCTACGTCGCCGGCGGACATTGTGGAAGCTTCGCGAAGAAGCTCCTTGGCTTGGTTCTCCAAGAGAACAGCCATACCAGTACGGGAATTGTCGCTATCAAGTCCCTCCAAAAGTCCAGTCTTTTCCCACTTTGTGAGTAGGGCAGCACCTTCCTTTTGGAGATCTCTGTTAACGATTCCCTCAGTTAACTTTTGTAATACAGACATTTTTTAATTCTCCTTTATTATTAATTTTTATCTTTAATACCTGCTAAGATTTTCCATCGGTCAGAAACCGAATCTGAAGTTTTTGCTACGCTTTTGCGGCGTGGCAGAGTTGTTGAAGAACGTTTAACTGCTTCGCTTAGTGATTGTGGAGCGCGTTTTTGAGGACGGGTTCCCACTGTGCTTTGAAGAGTTTCATACACTACTCTAGCTTCTTCAACGGACTGAACTTCTGAAATAGCATCGGCAATTTTATTTTTTTGCCGCTCATTCAAGGAGACATTACTCAAAGTTCGATTTGTGTAAAGTAGTTTTGCGTTTACGAGATTGATTTCCTCAAGTCTAGTTTTTAACTTTCCAAGAAGATCCTTGTACTTGTCATTCTGTTCATTAAGTTCTTTCAACCTATTTTCGTATTTGTTATTTAAAACTTTAAGCTCTTTGTTCTCGCTTAAAGCTTCTTCTGCTTGATGGTTAACCCTAATTCCTTTGCCAGGCACCAGGGCTCCCTCAAGCTCGTTTTCTTCTTGTGCTATAGCTTCGTCCACATATTCTTCGAGGTCGGCATTATTTGTACCTCCTCCAGGGACGCCACTTGGCACGGGTTTTGCATCGACGACGAGAGCCTCTACAATTTCTGCAAGGTCTTCTTCGGTGATTTCAATTTCTTCCGCCATGGCTTTTTCAATTGCGGATCCTCTTTTCTTTTCATAAGAGGAAAGTTCACCATCATCGTCGAGATCAGCTTTTTCTGGGTTTTTTAACTTTTCTTGAATTTCTTCTTCTTTCATTTTTCCATATCCATGTAAATAATCAGTAATTGGGCCGTCTGAATTTGGTGCCTGCATCGATGCGCGGTCATTCTCTATAATAATGTACTCGCCGTCATCATCGCGGACTTCCATCATCATAAGTGGCTCTTCTTCTTCGGGGGGCATCATGCCAGCCTCGGGGCCCATTGGGGCCATTGGGGCAGCCTCAGGGGGCATACCACCCATTGCCATCATATCTGGGCCTGGGGCTGGTTCTTGATCCTGGTTTGCCATACGGTGAAGATCGCTAAAATTGATTTCAACAGTTTCTTCCTCATCTGGGCAGGGACAAAGTGTCTCGCCATCAGTTGCGGCTAGTGGTACTTGGTCCAGCAGAGGTTGCTCTTCGGGGGCGCCCATCATCATTTCTTCTTCAGGACTCATTGGCATAGGTTGTTCTAGTAAAGTTTCAACCGTACTTCTAATCTCTTGAGAATATTTCTCAAGGATAGTTTGTTCTGCATTTTTGAGGGCCGCTTCTTTGAGCGCCTCTGCATCAACAATAGCTTGTTCTAGCATTTTTGACATTATATTCTCCAGGGAAATTAATTGCTAAATATAAATAGTGCGTTATTCTCACAAATGACATTTTATTCCTCAAGCTTGCTTTCTAATTCTTCTACTTTTGCTGAAAGTTCTTGTACGGCTCTAATAAGTGGCATTACAAACGCTTCGAATGAAACGCGTTGGCGGCCGTCGGGATCAACGCTCCAACCACCAAAAGTTTCGCAACCAGCGATATCCAGTGCTTCTTTTACCTCTTGGGCAATAAATCCGTGAATTGTTTTGCCTCCACCCATAGGCGTTGTATCCTCTGGGTCATAGGC